TAGAAAAGCAACCCGTCTATAGAGTCACAGTTGATGGCGAAGAGATAGAGGTCACGCAGGACGAACTCATTAATGGTTATTCACGCCAACAAGATTATACGAGGAAGACACAGGAACTTGCCAATCAAAGAAAAACGATTGAGGAGCAATCTAAAGAACTTTCTCAAAGAGATGCGATTTACGCACAGTTGCTACCAAAATTAGAAGCTGAATTACAAGCTTCAATGGTAGATGAACCGGATTGGAAGACTTTAGTAGATGAAGATCCAGTTGCTTATGTCAGAGAACAACAAATCTGGAATGAGAAGAAGGAAAAGTTAGAGGCGGCAAAAGCTGAAAGACAAAGACTTGAAAAAGAGGCTTATGAAAAACAGCAACAACAACTTGCACAATTTGTACAAGAAGGCCAACAAAAACTCCTAGAGATCATACCGGAATGGAAAAATGCAGAAGTTGCTCAAAAAGAGAAACTAGCAATTCGAGACTATGGCATCAATGTTTTGGGGTATGCACCCCAAGAGATGGACGCAATCTATGACTATCGTGCTTTACTTGGTTTAAGAAACGCTTGGTTAAACTCTAAAACAGTTGAAGCCACGAAGAAAAAACCAACACAAAAAGCACCTGCAAGAGTGGCCCGACCTGGAACAACTACCAGAAAGAAATCGGTAGCACCAGCGAAAAGAGCAAAACAGGTTTTAGCAAAAACTGGAAAAGTCCAGGATGCTGCTAAAGTTTTTGAACAATTTTTAAAATAATTTTATAGGTAAATATAATGGCTAAAGTAACAAACGCATTTGATACATACAGCGCGACTTCAGACAGAGAAGATTTAAGTAATATCATTTACAACATCTCTCCAATGCAAACTCCGTTTATGTCATCAATTGGAAAAAGAAGTATTAACAATGTTGTCTTTGATTGGCAAACAGAAGTATTAGCAACTCCAGTTGCTACTGGTGAACTAGAAGGTTTCGAACTTTCAAGATCTGCATCTGTTGCAACAACCAGAGTTAGCAATGTTGCTATGATTTCAAAAAGAGATGCAACTGTATCAGGCTCACAAGAGTCTTCAGACCCTGCTGGTAAGAGATCAGAAATGGCTCATCAACTAGCTATCATGTCTAAAGCTCTCAAGAGAGATATGGAAGAAGCTCTTTGTCAAAATGGCGACAAAACAACTGGTAATGCTACAACTGCTCGTGTAACTGGTGGTTTCGAGTCTTGGATTACATCCAACGATTCAAGAGGAACTGGCGGTGCATCAACTGGTGGCGGTGCTGCTCCAACTGACGGAACTCAAAGAGATCTAACAGAACAACTCTTAAAAGATACTCTTGAACTATGTTTCCAAAATGGTGGTGAACCTTCACTAGCTATTTGTGGCCCACATAACAAACAAGTTATCTCTGGTTTCACAGGTAGAACTCAAGCAAGACAAATGATCGATGCAAACACAGTTGAAGCATCAGTATCTATCTACTCATCTGACTTTGGTGAACTCAAAATCGTTCCATCAAACAGATCAAGAGAAAGATCTTTACTGTTGGTTGATCCTGAATTTGCAAAAGTATCTTACTTGCGTGATTTCAAAACAGTTGACATTGCTACAATAGGCGATGCAATGACCAAAATGATCGTGGTTGAGTATGGATTAGAAGTATCCAACGAAGCTGCTCATGGTATCGTTGCTGACCTTAATGTAAGTTAAGTTCTCGGTTAAGAACCTTAAAGGGATGTTTCGGCATCCCTTTTTTTTGTGGTAAAATTCTTGCATGGCTAAAAGAACTGTTATAGATCACAAGACTGGTTTTACTAACGAATTTATTACTGAGGGTGGTAAAGATATATTTCATACTACCCAAGATTTAAACCCGGTCATTGAACATTGTAAAAACATTGCAGAAAATGTTAAGCCAGGTAAAGATCTTCGCCATGTGGCAGAAGTACCATTGGTTGTTTATCAAAGAGCTTGTCGAGAAGGATGGGCCAATGATATGTCTCAATGGAGAAGATGGTTAAACAACTCAGACAATAAAGTCTTTAGAACATGGCAGGGCAAACTATGACATACGCAGAATTAAAATCTAACATTGCAAACTTTTTAAATCGTTCTGATTTAACAGACGTGATCGACACATTTATTGATAGCACAGAATCAGAGTTTAACCGCAGATTAAGAGTTAAAGGCATGATTAAAAGAGCTACTGCAACATTAGATTCACAATACATTTCAGTACCAACTGATTGGTTAGAGGCTATAAACATACAAATTGATAGCGGTGATTTCTCACCTTTGTTTCAACAATCCATAGAATCATTGGATGTATACAGAAAATCTAATGACAATGTAACAGGACAACCTATTTACTTTGCATTGGTAGATGATTCAATTGAATTTGCACCTACCCCAGATGGAAGTTATACAGTACAATTAACCTACTACGGAAAGATAGATGCGTTAAGCGATTCTAATACGAGTAACTTTTTATCCACAGGATATCCAGATGCTTACCTTTACGGATCACTAAAACACGCTTCTATCTATTTAATGGAAGATGAACGAGTGCCACTATTTACAGCACAGTTCGAGAAGGCTCTAGAAGAAATGAGACTAGAGCAAGAAAAAGCTGAGTTTGCAAAAGGTTCTTTAATGCAAAGAAGAAGAACATATGGCAAACGCAGAAAAGACATTTATTATTTTGGTAATAACTAGGAGTATAGAAAATGGCTGGATTTAGTGATTATTTAGAGGACAAGGTACTTGACCATGTATTTGGCGGTACTGCTTATACAGCACCAGGAACATTGTATGTTGCTTTGTATACAGTAGCACCTACTGATACTGGCGGTGGTACTGAGGTAACAGGTGGATCTTATGCAAGACAAACCTCTACTTTTACTGTCTCAGGCACAGACCCTACAACAGCGACAAACGCAGCAGCAATCGAATACCCAACAGCTACAGCCGATTACGGAACAGTGGTTGCGGTTGGTATTTTAGATGCTTCATCTAGTGGTAATTTACTTGCATATGCAAACTTAACCACTTCAAAAACTGTATCAACAGGAGATGTATTCAGATTTGATGCTGGTGATTTAGACATCACATTAGCTTAATACCATGGCCTCAGTAGGCTACGGGTTATACACATACGGGAAGTCCGACTATGGATCTCCCGTTTATCATTTTGGTGTAGCTACATCCGCCCAAACATCAGGCTTTACTGCTGAAGCATCAGTTATACGCTATGGTGCATCTGTTATACCAGGCGTATCTGACTTTGATTCAGTCGGTACAATTATTAAATTAGGGTCATCCACCCTTGCACAAACTTCAAACTTTACTGGTGATGGCGTAGTCCTCAAGTTTGGTGCATCAGTTATATCAGCAGTTTCAGGCGGTTCAGCTACAGGTCGACAAATAGATCGTGGATCAGCGACTATAGCTGAGACATCTGGAATGTCTGCAACAGGTAGACAAATAGACAGAGGTGTTGCGACCATTGCTGCGGTATCAGACTTTAGTGCAGTAGGTACGCAAATTGATAGGGGTGTTGCAACCATATCATCAACCAGTGATATGACATCTGCTGGGGTCTTAATTAAATTAGGATCTTCCACATTACCAGAAACATCTGGTATGACGGCCACAGGCAGACAAATAGATCGTGGTGTTTCTTCTATAGCAGCTATCTCTGATATGACTGCTACAGGTCGATTCACCATCAGTGCAAATGCAACTTTACCAGCAGTTTCAGATTTTGAAGCGATTGGTAGACAAATTGATCGTGGTTCAGCAACGATTCAACAAACAAGTGGTTTTTCTGCTGTTGGTGGTTTAAAATGGAATGACATTATAGTTCCAGCAGAGACATGGACAGATCAAACTGCACCTAGCGGTACATGGACAGAACAAACTGTTTCATCTTCAGACTGGACAACATTAGGCAAACAAGACGCAGCTTAAAGGAATTTTTTTATGGCAGATACATTTACTACTAATCTTAATCTTACCAAACCAGAGGTCGGTGCATCCACCGATACCTGGGGAACTAAGTTAAACAATGACTTAGATGACCTAGATGCAATCTTTAGTTCTACTGGTACATCGGTAGCAATCAACCTAGACGGAGCAGTCATAGATAGCTCTGTCATTGGTGGCACTACTCCAGCAGCAGGGTCGTTTACCACTCTTTCAGCTACTACAGTCAATGGTATAGCAAGTAAAACCTTTGGCACAGACTCCATAATGATTGGAGACACAACTACAGGTACTATTGATGCAGCAGATCAAAATACTGGAGTAGGTGTAGATGTTTTTGCGGCTTTAACAACAGGTGATAGAAACTCTGCCATTGGTTATAGAGCTTTGTATTCGAATACGACAGGGAGTTATAATACTGCGGTAGGAAGAACAGCATTAGAAAATAATACGTCAGCAGATGGAAATACTTCTGTGGGAGTTGCCTCGCTTTCACAAAATACTACAGGTGCTGATAATGCTGCTTTAGGTTATTTAGCTTTAAATTTAAACACTACAGGACCAAGAAATACAGCTGTTGGTAAGTCTTCTTTAGCGGCAAACACTACTGGTCAAAATAACACCGCAGTTGGTTATAACTCGTTGGTAGTTAATACAACTGGAGCAGAAAATACAGCAGTAGGGGTAGCAGCATTAGACGCTAATACTACAGGTGCTAATAACACAGCAGTTGGTAGAGCAGCTTTAGGAGCAAATACTACAGCATCAAATAACACCGCAGTTGGTTACTCTGCATTAGGAGCAAACACCACAGGTGCACAAAACAATGCTTTTGGCAAAAACTCCATGAGAGACAATACAACAGGTTCAGATAATGTCGCTATGGGTGAAAATTCGTTATTAGTTAACACTACAGCTTCTAACAACACTGCAATCGGTTCAAATGCTTTACAACAAAACACCACAGGAACTAGAAACACAGCAGTAGGTGCTTTAGCTTTAGACGCCAACACAACAGGAAATTACAGCACAGCAGTTGGCTATAATTCTTTAACCGCTGCAACAACTGGAACACATAACACAGCAGTCGGAGATTTTGCATTATCAGATACAACTACAGGCGTTGACAACACAGCAGTAGGTCAAGGAGCATTAGAAAACAATACAACAGCAGATGCAAACACTGCAGTTGGTAAAGGTGCTATGACTGCAAACACCACAGGATATAACAACGCAGCAGTTGGCAAGGATGCATTGCTTGATAACACCACAGGACATTCAAATGTAACATTAGGAACAAGTGGGTTAGCAAACAACACCACAGGAGCTAATAATTCAGCAGTGGGTCATGGTGCTATGTTTGATAACACAGCTGGTGGTAATAACACAGCACTTGGTTATCTTGCCTTGGGCGACAATACCACAGCATCTAACAACACAGCAGTTGGTTACGATGCTTTACGAAAAAACACCACAGGTGGTAGTAATGTTGCACTTGGAGCCTACGTTTTAGATGCTAATACAACAGGAGCAGATAATACTGGGGTAGGAACTTCAGCTTTAGGAGCAAGTACCACAGCGTCAAACTGTACAGCTGTGGGCGTTAATGCTTTAAGAGCAAATACTACAGGTGAAAATAATACAGCTTTTGGTGCACTAGCCTTATATGGTTCTACAACTGCTGCAGCAAATGTAGCTGTAGGACACGCAGCAGGTTTTGCAAACACCACAGGTTATGACAATGTTTTTGTTGGCAAAAGTTCAGGTATTTCTAATACCACAGGCTATGGAAACACAGCAGTGGGAAAAAGTGCTTTACAATCAAATACTACAGCAACATACAATACTGCGATTGGCATACTTTCAATGGATGCTTCTGTATCAAGTCACGACAATACTGCGGTTGGTGCAACTACTTTGACCGCTATGACTTCAGGCACTCGCAATTGTGCGTTTGGCTCATCTGCTTTAGATAATGTTACAACAGGCTCATATAACGTGGGAGTAGGAGTGCTAAGTGGTGGTGCGGTTACAACAGGTAGTTATAATACTTGTATTGGAGATGAAGCAGGAAGTAATTTAGCATCAGGTGCATCAAACAATACTTGTTTCGGTTTTCAAGCAAGAACAGGGTCTACCAACAGCAGTCATAATATCGTAATTGGGTCTAATATAACAGCAGCATCATCAAATAATAGGTTTAGTTTTGGTACAGCAAGTAATATTGTTCATAATAATTTTGATACAAACGCTTCTTGGACAAGAACTTCTGACGAAAGAAAGAAAAAGAACATTAAAGATGATGTTCTTGGGCTAGACTTCATTAATAATTTAAGACCAGTTACTTTTGAATGGAAGCCTAACAACGAGTTTCCTGAACATTTTAAAGATTACAAACAAAACAATGAAATGACTACAGGGGTAACCATGCATGGAATGATTGCTCAAGATGTTAAAGCAGCTTTAGATAAAGTAGGTGTAGATACTTTTGGTGGTTGGGAAGAAGACTCTGAAGATGGGTCACAATCCATATCACAAGAAATGTTTGTACATCCTTTAATTAAAGCAGTGCAAGAACTGTCAGCACAAAATGCTGATTTATTAAAAAGAATAGAAGCCTTAGAAAGCTAACAACAATAGGAGTATAAAAAATGCAAACAGTAGAACAACTATTAACAGCAGCAACCGATAGCGTAACTTTGATTAACGAAGTAAACGCTGGAACTTGGAATGTTGGCAGCATGACCCAAGAAGAAATCAACGACATGGTACAAAGAAATGTAGACCACCTTGAAATTGTCTTGGCTTATGAACCAGCAGATGAAGATGATGAAACACCCGATGTAGCGGGAGACTCATCAGATAAGTCTAGCTATACAGATGCGATTGCTACAGGTAATACATACATTTCCAACAACAGCTAAGTGAATGGCATTATTCCCAATCACTCCACCCGCAGGCATAGTCAAGAACGGAACTGATTATGCCTGCTGCGATCGTGACTGGGAAAC